TAAAACGAGAGAGAGTGTCACCACCGGCAACACTCTCCCCCACCTTTCTAGCTATTAAAAGGGTACGCTCTCGGCATTTTCATTAACATAACCTCCTTCCACTACGGGAAAGTCTGCTGCTTGAGGTGTATATGATACTAGATCAATAACCTGCACAGCACTCAAATCTGCTGACACACCAGTCTTGCCAGCAAACTTCCACTGATAGGGAATTGCTCGTACTCTCACAACGCTACCATTCCCAATGAGGGTATCATCCCAAGAATTATTCTGGGAATCTTTAACAAAGGGCGCACGATTGGAAGTGCCATCCCTCTTCAGTACCTTACGTTTGACAGTAACAAAATCACCACGTTCGTCATCCTTGTTATTGATTTTGATACCAGCCTTTTCGATGAGAGGTCGGTTGTCGTCATCAACAACTACCTGGATTGACCAAGAGTGCTCCTCAAACTTTGTGTTTGGCTCCACAACACAGGCCCAGTAGCATTTTCCAGTAATATAAATAGGCTCATTCATGTTTCGTTCTCCTTTATGCTGCCCATCGCAGCTATGAAGCGGATCATTCCGCAAATGTTTACTACCACTAACAATACGCATATTATAGCACACTGAAATAGGCATGTCAACAACTAATGTGTCTCTGCCCAATTATTTCCAATCTTGTAATCACAATCAAGATCACATCTGAAATTCATTACTTCCTGTGTCTCTTTCATGGCCTCCTTTGTTACCTGAGTGAACCTTCCTATGTCAGGCTTGGCTACCTCAAACTGGTATTCATCGTGTACTGACACCACCAGTCGAGCATCCAGCCCAGACCTTCGTATTCTCTTGTCCATCTCCACCAACCATTGCTTGCAGACAATGGCACCAGCTCCCTGCAAAAGCGTATTGAGTGCCGCATGTTCCGATCTGATGTGTAGTCTACGGCCATCCAGACCTCTGATTGTACCGCTCTGGGCTGCTTCCTGTATATTGGAGCGTAGTCTCTTCAAGGCTGGCATGTTCCCTAGAAACTTACTTATAAGTTGCTGACCACTCTTTGCATTGCCGCCCACAATCTTTCCTATCTTGGCTGGGCCAGCTCCATATAGGAATGCATATATAAATGTTTTTGCTTGTGCTCTATTGCCCAGTCCCGCTGCCTTCTGATTGGCTGTGTGTACATCACCTGTGAGAACTTCATTTGTGAATGTTGTATCATCCATGTAGTGTGCCAGACAGCGTAGCTCCAGACCACTGGCATCAGTCCCCACAAGTTGATGTGTCTGTGGGTTGGTGACTGTCCAGAGTGATCTGCATTCCTCACCAAAGGGACTGTAGACAGCCGGTACTTGGGCCATGTTAGGCTTGTGGTGCGCCATACGTCCTGTGATAGTACGAAGAGTCATCACCCTGCCATGAACCCGCCCATCCTCTTGACACTCCTGTACCCATGCCTTGAGAAGACCAGTGCGTTTTTGCAGAAGGAAATATCTACTGAACATCTGGGCTTCCGGCATATCCTTGATGTTGGAAAGAACTTCCTCAGTAATAATAATATTATCTTTGTCGGTGTACTTGTCTGGTTTCCAGCCCCTCTCCATCAGGCGTTCAGCTATCTGTTTGCGACTGGCAATGTTGAAGGGTATATACTTTGTCTTGGTTTTAAGTTTCTTTTCCGTAGGCTTGAACATCTCATTGGCTTGTTCTTTAAGTTGGTGTTGTTCATCCTCCAGCTTGGCCAAGAGAAGCTGACCTTCCATGAGGTTAAAGGCAAAGCCATTACGCTCTTGCTTGTCTATGATAATCCTTACATCACGCTCCAACTCATAAGCTTTCGAGCCAAATCTCTTTCCCTCCTCCTCCAGAAGCATCGCCAATCTTTTGGTAAGTTCAGCATCTCTAATACAATAGGCAAGCATCTCCTCGCTATACTCATCGAACTCATTGAGATCTCCTTTGGAATAGTCCAGCCTATTTCCCCAAGCTTCCAGGGAGTGACCACCCAGTCGGACAGGATTATATAACTGAGATTCCACCAGTGTATCTCTGACTTGGGATGGTTTTATTTTAGCATTGGCAAGCCTGTTGAGGATGGGCGCATCGAAGCTGAGACCGTTATGCATAATAAACTGATCTATTCGACTGGCCCATCCTCCAAATTGTAGACACTCTTCTTCAATCCATTGGCGTTTTTCTCCTGTCTGATAATTCTGCGCTACTATGCAATGTATCTTGGTTGCATCCAGCCCGTCTGTTTCAATATCAACTACCGCTTTCATAGGTCATATCCATCATGTAAGCATCACTGACAGGGATGTGGAAGAACTTCTCTCCTTTCTGAATGTTTCGGTTCGAGGCTTCCTTGACCTCACAATTCAAAAGCGTATGGCCGTCTATGTGCCATGCCTTCTTGCAGTCATTCCTGAAGACAACAAAGGTTAGTACGTCATCAGGACATTCTTCCTGCCACTTGTTTAGCAGTCTCCTCTTCCTCTCAGGTATTCGTATTTCATCCCAAGAGTCGGGCCACTCTCCTCGCCAAGAATATTTTATCTCTACTTCATAGAGGATTCTGTCGGCAGCACTATCATTTACCCTACATATAATATCAAAGTAAGTTGTCTCGTTGGTGGAGATGTTGGTATGGTCATTCTCCTTCAACCAACCTACCATGCACTGCTTGGCTTTCGTGTCGGCTCTGTCGTAAAGTGCCTTATCAAATGGTTTTTTAACTCTCATCTGTCTTTTCCTCTCCTTGGCTTACATAGTTTCCTTCTATATTAAATTTGCGTAAAATTTTTCTGTTAATAGAAACTCTTTTATTGTACTGTTTATTAGTTAATTTTCTTTTTCGTTTTGTATTAATTAAAAATCCACATTCCCATTCATTAATCCAACCCCTTTCATAGATGTATTCGATTGTCGCCTCATTGAAAGATTTATCTATATCTTCCAATACTTTTTTTATGTTTGTAAAAATTAGATTAGATGGTAAGTCTGTAAATTTATCTATACAAACATTACCTACCTGAGTTGAATTACCATTAAGAGAATTCGTAATTTGACACAACTCACATATGGGAGTCTTACCACACAAACAACTTTCCCCTTTCTCTTTTGTTGTAAAATCAATCCTATCTAATTTCCATTCTAGTTTTGCCTCTTCCCATGTGTCGGCTTCAGATAATTCAAGAATCCTTTCAATAAAATATTCGAGATGTTTAGTTTTACGAACTCTATTAAAAGTTTCTCTGTTCTCCTGAATTGGATTATCTCTTACCCAGTTCCAATCAATAGCATTATTTATTTCATCTTCAGTAAAGTTTTCCTTTATTGCGTTGACCCAGTTTGATTTATTCCGAGGATTTAAAACATATTCAGCATGACAACACAAATAAAAGTTATCTCCTAATTTTTCATGTTTTTCTTCCACCTCCTCAGTAGTTTTACATTGTGTTTCCAAAACAATATACCAACCACACCCCTTACAAGTGGGACAATTTGAATTAGTTCCATCGCAACTTTCACAAAAAAGTGCCGCAAAAAAGTTTGTCTTTGAAGAGCTATTCATTATCATCCCCCAAGAAGGGATTATCTATCTGTGTCATTCTACCAGTTTCTTTGTCATAATGCAAGTAGCAAGCTACACCAGTGTCTCCTGTGTAACGATTCTTCAGAATACGAATGGTGGTGGTGTTGGCCTCGATCTCATCGTCTGCCTGTTGGTTACGCTCCAAGGCTATGACACTATCAGAGAGGTGAGCGATGCTGGCAGATCCACGCAGGTGGGACAGAGACACCTCCTTGCCCTCCTCATGTCCACGGTCGCCACTGGGGCGGCGTAGGTGACTGACAAGTAACAGCCCCACTCCAGTTTCTTCTACGAGGGATCTCAGCTTGGTCATGAGAACATCAATAGTTTTTCTCTCATCACCATAATCTTCTTGACCGGACACCAAGATAGACAAATGATCTAGGAATATCCACTTACAATCCAGAGCCTTGGCCATGAATCTGACCCGATCAAGTATTTCATGATTCTCAATAGAACCAAAATGATCGAAGGCAAAGAACTTCTTGCCGCCAACAGTTTTCTTTCTCCATTCCTCCAGTTGCTCCATTGAGAATTGTTCTCGTACTTCCCTGATATATAATCTGGCGTTGGCTTCCACGCTCATGATATTGAAGATGGTATTGTGCGTACTCTCTTCCAGGGCCAGCACACCAATGTTATCTTCAGTGTTGCCCATGATGTGATGCATCAACTCTCTGGTGATGCTGCTCTTGCCCATCCCAGCACCGCTACAGAACGTGACAAGCTCTCCCGTCCTCATACCATATGTTTTCTCATTCATCTTGCTCCAAGGATAGGAGCAGGTCTCACAATAATTTTCTTCGTATAGTTCCGGGCCAATGTCATCAAGGTTTATGATACCGGCAGGAGTATAGGTTCTGGAGTTCCACCATGCTTCAACAAACTTTTGTCTTTGACCCGTCTTCAGATACTCGTTGGCATCTTTCATGTTCAGAGACATAATCTTACACTTGTTCGGCTCAAATAA